CAAGCGTTACCGTTTTTCGCCTGCATACGAACGATGCTGCAGAAGAATTTAGATTCTACTGGAAAGGCCGAGTTGCTGGCTCATCAAGCGATGCAGAGGCGGTAAAACTGGACTGCGAGAATGTATTTACGTCACTGCGAAGACCCGGCTTGCGCGAGAAATACCAGACAGGTTGCAGGCATGTGCTTTACGGTCGCGGCTGTGGTTTAGATAAAGATGATTTTGCGGTAGCAGCAACCGCCTCAGCGGCTAGCGGTGTTGGCGTCACTGTCAGTTACTCAGACTCAAACGCGACAATCAACTATTTTAGGGGCGGCATGATCAAAACCTCAGACGGTTTTTACCGCGACATAATTGAACACGGCGATACCGCCATTACGTTGTTAAGCTCCTTGCCTTCCTTGATCGCTGCTATTACTGCAAGCGGCCCGCAATCTGTAACGCTCTATCCTGGCTGTGCACACGATTTAGTAACCTGTAAAAACCGATTTAATAACATCGAAAACTACGGCGGATGCCCGTGGATACCTAATAAAAACCCGTTTGGTAACGATGTAACCGGGAGCATTGTCTAATGTGGGTTTTTTTCGCCGCTTTTGTAATTGGCCTTGCAGCCAGCTATGCGTTTGCGCCTAAGCCACAATCACAGCCATCACCAACAATGGACGACATACAGGTGCCCACTGCTGAGGTAGGCAAAGATATCCCCGTACTATTTGGATGCCGTGAGATGCGTGGACCCAATGTGCTGTGGTATGGCGATCTGCGAACGATTCCAATCAAGTCAGAAGGCGGTAAAAAATGATTATTAAAATGCGTGATCTGCGTGCTGCTGGCGTTTGCCCGAAGGCCCGAGAGTGGGCTCATAAAAACGGTTTTGACTGGCGCGACTTTGTGAAAAACGGCATTGACGCAGAAAAATTGATAGCAGTCGGTGATGCGCAGGCGCTGAGAGTGGTTGAGGTGGCGCGTGGGTAAAAAAGTAACGGTAGGCTATAAATACCTTCTGGGGCTGCACCTCGGTCTGTGGAAAGGGCCGATAGATAGCATAAAAAAAATCAGCGTTGATGGCCGCACGGCATGGACAGGCAACAACATCGGCGATGTCCCGATTGAGCTACCCTTTGGCGCGATTGAATTATTTGGCGGTGACGAACGGGAAGGCGGTGTTAGCGGAAAAATTGATATTGATATGGGATTCCCATCTCAAGCCGTAAATGACTACCTAGACGCTCAAATTTCTGGGGATATTCCAGCATATCGGGGAATGACATCTGCAGTTTTTCGTCAGGTTTATACGGGGAACAATCCGTATCTAAAGCCGTGGGCTTTTGTTGGTGAGAGGATACATACGCGGCAAAATGGTATTCCTCAGTGGTACGACGAGAAGGCAGAAATACCGAGTGTTAACTCGTATGCTGACATCGCTCAAGGGGATTACTTTGTAAATTGCCGGACACCTGATTTAGAGTATTACGATAATGTAAATTATAATTTTTTGGGTAATGCCAACAGGGAAAGCGTTAATGCGGCGCTTTTAGGGGCAACGTATGAAAATGTCAATGCTCCCAATCCAATTAGCATAACCGGAGCAAACACTAGTGACCTTTTCGTTGTCAGAAAGACAGTTGTAGCTGAGGATAATGTAGAGGCGCGGGCTTACGTTATGGGGAGTTTTCCCGTTAACCCAGACGTTGGGGTATACCCAGTAGAGGCGGTTACAAACCGTTTCGCAGTCACAACGCCAAACAATGTTAGCAGTCTTTACTGGCCTGATACTTTCACGACAACCCTTGCTGCATACAACTATGCGATTAACCAACCCGATGTATATTTAACAGGACACACCGGGTACAGGCTATGGACTGTTGACACAATTGACGTTGGCGGCGGTTTATCTGGAGGCCGAACGGGTGAGGGCCGATGGGCTATCCACATATATAAAGCAGACATAGAAAGCAGTACTTGCTATACCCCGTTTGACTGCAGCGACATGAACCCAGCGCACATTATACGCGAGTGCTTAACTGATCCCGACTGGGGCATGGGGTACAGTGATTCAGATATTGACGATACAGCATTCCAGTTTGCTGCTGATGCGTTGTGGCTTGAGCTGCTGGGTTTAAGCGTCACATGGTCGCGTGAAGCTCCGCTGATAGATTTCGTCACAGAGATACTGAGGCACATTGATGCCGTTTTGTATGTATCACGGGAAACTGGTAAATTTACTCTCAAGTTAATTCGAGATGATTACTCATTATCCGATCTGATCACGCTGAACGAAACCAATGTAATGGGTGTGATTGATGCTAATCGCCCAGCAGTGGGCGAGCTGGTTGCTAGCGTTACTGTTAATTACTACGACAGAGCAACGGGAGAGCAGGGCAGCGTTACAAAACACAACCAGTCTCTGCATCAAATTCAGCTAGGCGGCGGTAGCGCAACAACGGTTTCCTACCCTGCAGTGACATCCGGCCCGCTGGCGGCGCGATTGTGTATGCGCGATCTAATAAGCCTGTCGACTCCTTTACTGAGTTGCCGCGTTGAAGTTGGGCGTATTGCCGAAAGTCTCAACGTAGGCGATGCGTTTATTCTTGACTGGCCAGATGAGAGTATTAATTCTGTTGTGATGCGGGTGCAGCAGATGACACTCGGTGACAGCGAAAAGCAGACGATTAACATCGAGGCACTAGAAGATGTTTTTTCTTTGCCGACACCGATCGCAGCGGGCGGCAATGGACAGGCAGGGATATGGACAGATCCATCTGCTGCTGAGGTTCTCCCCGCGCTGCCCCGTACTGTGACAGAGGTGCCCTATTACGAGCTGGTGCGAGAGCTGGGCGTGGCGTTTGTTGATGGCGTGCTGGCATCAGATCCTGACGCAGGGTATTTGCTCGCAGCGGGCGGCAGGCAGGGCACCGAAACTAACGCCCAGATCGCAGTCGATGCTGGTGCTGGTTACGCAAACGCCGAAGTGATGGACTTTTGCCCGGTCGCTTCCCCTACGGAAGATGTTTGGTATACAGACACCTCGATATATATTACTAATTTTCGTGATCTCGATTTAGTAGAGCCAGGGAGTATTGCACAGTTTGGGAATGAGTTGCTGCGCGTTGATTCTGTGGGCGAGGATTCTACAGGTTTATTTATTACAGTCGGGCGTGGCGTTTTGGATACTACCCCGGCAAGGCATCAACTTGTTGATGAGGAGTCTATTGTATTTTGGGGGTACGACTTTTCAGGCAGTGCAGTGCAGTACACCGCGAGCGATGATCTGGATGTAGTGATGCGCACATCGCTGGGAGCCAGTGTTTTACCGCTTGCTAGTGCGCCTGTAGATTCTATCGTGATGAATTCAAGACTCGTGCGCCCATACCCTCCCGGCGATTTTCGCGTTGACGCTATTCGCTATTCCGAGATAGCTGCTATTGAGTGGGACGGTGCTAATTTAGTCACATGGAAGCATCGAGACAGGCTGGCGCAAACTGATGATTTTCTTTACGACTACACAGCAACGGACATAGGCCCAGAAGCAGGCACCGAATATTTAGTGCGATGCGATGCTATTCTGATTAATGAATCAGTGATTGCGGATTTTATTGAAGTCAACGTGGGCAGCGCAACTACCTACACTTTTGGCAGCAGTAATGCGGCTGCACCGTTAAATACCGCCTTTGTTAGAATAAAAATATTTGCTTTGCGTGATGCATACGAATCTTGGCAGGCCGCAACGATAACTATCCCCGTACCCCCAGTATCAAGTGAGGAAGATCTCGTGCTAATACAGACTATTACAAATGCAGTGGCTGGAGAGTTTGATTTCGATACCATCCCCAGCGGTTACAGCAGAATAATTATTAAAGGGCGCTTGAGGTCATCCGCTGCGAATACCAGTGACGCCATTTTCCTGTTTTTCAACGGGGACACAACTGTAGCCAACTATCAAAGGCAGCTGTCTGCAGCTGTAAATGGCGCTGCAACGGTAACGGAGGCCGCAAATTCTACCATTGGAGCTTCTACTGGCGCGACATCTCCAGCGGGCTCATACGCAACGGTTAGCATTGTAATCGAAGGGTACGACAGTGCCGTCTATGTAAAAACAGCACTTGGCAACTCGGAATCATTCTATGAGGTTGGGCAACAGTGGGTTGGGCAAAGCGGTGTAGCAAACCCCTCAATGACGGCGGCAATTACTCGCCTAAGATTCCGCACAGACAACCATCCCACCGACGGTCTGCTGGGGACGCTGCGCCTGTACGGTGAGAGTTAATGATCCTACACGGCAGGCAGGCGGTTGACGCTGTAGAGAAACAGTTAGGGCGCTTACTCAACGACATAGAGCATCGTGTTGTTATGGTCGAGGGATGCAGCACAAAAGAGTATTTTTGCTCGGCGGGCGTGCTGACTAATGGCGTAGGGCAGACGGGGGTATGGCTGAATAAGACGTTCCCGCAAGCCCTAGAGTACCATATTCAGCGGGTGCGCAATCGGCTTCCGGCGTATGACAGCTATCCCGAATATCTTAAGCGCGAGCTGGTGCAGTCGGAGTACCGGGGCGACTTGGGACTATCCCCCAAAGCCATGAGATTAGTTCGCGGCGGCATGTACGATCAAGCGGCTATTGAGTTCCTCGACCACAAAGAGTACCGAGAGACTGAATCCGAAGGGATACGAAAGCGCATTGAAGCCGTATCTCACGCGCTCAACCTGTACCACTGCGAGTTACACTGATATGAACTGGAAAGACGTAGGCGGATGGCTGAAGGAGAACGCAGGCTCTGGCACTGCACTTGTTGGCTCGCTACTGACAGGCAACGTGCCGGGCGCTGTTGCTGCGGGCGTTGCGCTTGTGTCCAGTGCAACGGGCAGCACTAATCCTAATGATGCACTGGCGGCGCTACAGGGCGATCCTACGACAATGATACGGCTGAAAGAGCTGGCGATTCAGGATGAAGCCAGTATTCGGGCGCATCTTGAAACAATGACGCGCATGGAGCTTGAAGATCAGCAGGCTTCGCACGCGACAACACAGGCCACTATCCAGAGCGGCGACAACGCAGAGGATAAGTTTGTGCGCCGCACGCGCCCTGGGCAGAGCTGGCTGAGTTTGGCCGCAGCAATCGCCTACGTTTTTGCTCTGCCAGACCCGTCGATTGAAATCCTCGCCGCGCTGCTGGCGCTGCCGCTTGCGTATGCTGGCCTCAGGCAGATTGGCAAAGGCTTTGATTCTGTTGGGCGAACAATCGTGGGCAAGATAAAATGAAATACTTCGTTGCACTCGCTGCTCTTTAGTTATCCGCGATATTGCGGTTTGAATTTGTCGGTAAAGTGGCAAGGTCAGGGCCGACCGGGAGAATCCCAATCCGCATAACCCCTTCCTCGCCATAAATCACTCATAAATCACCCCCTCAATCCTGCACACTAATAGGATTGTATAAAATGGCCTGTAAGCGACCCTGCACTATCTGCAACTGTGCGCGGCTCATATCGACAAAACACCCGCATCGGCCGTTTGTACGCATTCCTCGACCGTTATCATTGACTATGCACGAGCCGTTAGAGCAGCCCGTAAAGCCGTGAAAAAGAGTCTCTCTCAAGTTTTTTCTTTGCTCCAGCTCCTCGATGCTATTCTTAAAAATCCACGAGCGCATTTGTTTCCACAGGTGATCTGGTTTGCTTGTCTCGCCAAATCCATCGTCATTCATCAGCATTATCTCTAGCACAACCGCCTCGCGTATGAGCCGATTTCCTGGCATCGCGTCTAGCGCCGAAAGCATGTCGCGCAGAAACAACTGCCCCCTTTTGCCCCTGATAGACGAGGACAAGGGGCCACGCCAGCGAATCAGCGCCCAAGAATCGCAGTCGTCTGAATATCCCGCTCTGCTCATAAATTACTCTCCTGCTCTATGTCGGGACCAAACGTATCACTCATAACCCACTCTCCAGCGCTGTTTTTAGCCTCGCCTGAACCATAAATAGATTTGCCACCAAGTATGCCTGAGAATGAGACCTCGCCAGACTCGTTAATAGCAAAAGAGAATACGTCTTGGGGCGAATTACTCCACTCCAGTTCTATGTACCCGTCCTCCGTGTATTCTGCGCTGTATTCCCAAAGGCTGGCACTCCCCGCCTCAAGCTCCTCGATGCGCTCTGCCGCTTCGATCATCAGGGCCGTGTCGCTGCCCCAGGCAATGCGCTCGCCAAGGGAAATGCTATCCGCTTTCGATTTCAGTCGGTCTTTTAGGTCACTCATAAATCACTCTCCTGCCTAGTTTGCTATCTCGACGACACAGATGTCGTCGACATCATTCTGTATTCCCAGTAATAGGGTGGTGAGGCCGCTGCGATCATCCGCACAAATGGCACTTGATTGTCACGCAGAAGCCTCGCCATAAATCGTGCCAAAGAATGTCGGTGTTTGTGTCGGTGAGCTGTCGATACATGGGCAATCAGACACCGACAGACGCTGTAAGCTGCTGATAAATAACGACACAGATCGACAGGGGACACTAAGCCACGGGTTCGAGTTATGCGACCCATCAACATGGACCGGCGTCATAACGGTTGGCCCGCGCTCTGCAGTGCCGTCGTAGTAGTAGCCACAACTTGTGGTGGTCGTTTAGGTCGCATAGTTTATTTTTCATGCAGCAGTCTTCCCAGGCTTTTCGGCAGTAACCGCTTCCCTGATTTTTTCAGATGCCTCACACGCATCAGCAACCCACTCCGGAGGCTCTCGCTTGCTATCTCGAAGGGTCTCAAGCATCCATCGTTCGGTGCTGGTCCACTTGTCATCTTTGAGTAAGTTGATGACCTTTTTCAAAACGCGAAAGCACAGCGCGTCATAGCAGCCATTGCTGATATCCATGCCCAGCCTTTCCTGCCAATAATCCCGCTGCCAGGCAGCTGGCAACACGCGATTTATGTAATATCTTTCTGGTAGGTGCGGCATCGATGCGTGCGACCAGATCAGGTCACCAGAGATAAAGAGGTATTCGCCACTGCAGTCCAGGTTTCCACTGCAGTCCAGGTTGCCACGGCAGTCCAG